GCATAAAGCCGCCGAGGAATACATCAGGGACGACACGCCCATCCCAGAGAAGTTTGGATTTATTAAGCCCGCCCTCGATAAGTTGAAGGAGTACGTTGGGGAAAAGTTGTGTGAGTACAGGATGGGTTTGACAAAAGCACTAACCCCATGTGGCTTCTTCGATAAAGACGTTTGGTGGCGGGGCGTAGCAGATTTAATAATCCTTAACGGAGACTCTGCAAAAATCGTTGATTATAAAACAGGTAAGTCCTCCAAGCATGCCGACACCAAGCAGTTGGAGATCCTGTCGCTGGCGGTGTTCAAGCACTTCCCGCAGATCAAACGGGTGAAGGGTGGCTTGCTGTTCGTCGTCGCCAACGAGTTTGTGAAAGGCGACTTTGATGCAGACCAAAGCCATATCTACTGGCAACGATGGCTGACTGGCACTGCTCAGTTGGAAAAGGCGCTTGAAGTAGACGTATGGAACCCTCGTCCCAACTTCACATGTAGAAAGTGGTGTCCTGTTAAAGACTGCACCCATAATGGAAGGTAAACGTGACTAAACGATTAGGAACAAATTTATTAAATTTGCCTGTTTATGATGAAGATACATGGATACCGCTTAACATTAACTTTTCTAATAACAGAGAAGGTGGCAAATACAATATCTGCGATCTACGTATAAAGTCTCATACCGATTGTTCTGCTTTTCCAATGACCGTTCAAATTGAGACCACAGACGAACAGATATACGACTTTCAGCAAGAAGTCTCCGCAATTACCATAACGATTGAAGGTGGATGTGAACTTGTTAATTTGTTGGATGCGTTTCAACAAATACTTGAAGCGGAAAAGTTGATAAACACTGTAGATAAGGGAGACACATATGGCTCGTGACTACCGTCGTGAATACGACAACTACCAAGGCAAACCCGAACAACTGAAGAACCGCGCCAAGCGTAATGCTGCACGTGCAGAACTCATGCGTGCTGGCCGTGTACGTAAAGGTGATGGTAAAGATGTTGATCACAAGAAGCCGTTGAGCAAAGGCGGTTCGACTGGCAAATCTAACCTGCGGGTCGTCAGCACCCACGCTAACCGCGCATACAAGCGGCAAAAGGATCGGAAACCCGCCTAATGCAGATCATTGATAACAAAGCACTTCTGTTGAAGGTGAAGGAACCTGAGCGGATTACTGCTGTAATTCAGAATGCTAAGAAGTTGAGCGATACCGAAGTGCTTGTCAGATGGGGGGTGGAGGAAGCACAGATTCTCAAGAATCTACGGCTCAAGGATGTGCCGTCCCCCATCATGCGAGATTACGCATGGCCCGGTTTGCAGAAGCCGTTTAAGCATCAGTACGACACGGCGTCATTCTTGACCTTGCACCGACGAGCGTTTTGTTTCAACGAGCAAGGTACAGGCAAGACGGCATCTGCTATCTGGGCTGCGGACTACTTGATGCAGCAGGGACTTGTACGCCGAGTGCTTGTGCTATGCCCGCTATCAATCATGCAGTCCGCTTGGGAAACAGACTTATTCAAATTTGCTACGCACCGTACCTGTGCCATAGCGCACAGTTACTCCAAGGACAAACGCATACAAGCAGTCCAAAGCGATGCGGAGTTCGTGATTTGTAACTACGACGGTCTCAACATTGTAAAAGATGCTGTCGCAAAGGGCGGGTTTGATTTGGTAATCATCGACGAAGCCAACGCTTACAAGAACGTAAGCACAAAGCGATGGAAGGTGCTGAACTCAATACTTACGCCGTCCACGTGGATATGGATGATGACGGGTACGCCAGCGGCGCAGACCCCCACGGATGCCTACGGACTAGCCAAGATCATTAATCCGAACGGCATACCAAAATTTTTTGGGGCGTTTCGGGATCAGGTGTTGTTCAAAATATCGCAATTCAGATGGGTGCCGAAGCCTTCTTCTCAGCAAACTGTACACAACGCACTGCAACCAGCAATACGTTTTACCAAAGACGAATGTTTGGATTTGCCCGAGATGACTTACGTTATGCGCGATGTGCCGCTTACCCCGCAGCAAAAGACTTACTACGAAGAGATTCGTAAACAGATGCTTACAATTGCTGCTGGGGAAGAGATTACCGCAGTAAACGCAGCGGCTAGTCTGAATAAACTGTTACAACTTTCATGTGGCGCGGTCTACTCGGATAGTGGGGAGATCATTGCGTTCGATGCCAAGAACCGCATGGAAGCCCTGCTGGAGGTCATCGAAGAAGCCAGCCAGAAGGTGATCATATTTGCTCCATATCGTCATGCTATTGAGATCATTGCGGAAGAACTAAAGAATCAAAAGATTACGTGCGACATCATCAATGGCGCGGTACCAGCCAGTAGACGCTCAGAGATTTTCAAGAAGTTTCAAGAAGATACAGACCCACGAGTGCTTGTCATACAGCCTCAAGCGGCAGCACACGGTGTCACGTTGCATGCAGCCAACGTTGTTGTATGGTGGGGGCCGATTACATCTATTGAGACTTATTTGCAGGCCAACGCTCGTGTCCACCGTGCGGGACAACATCACCCTTGCACCGTGGTACATTTGCAAGGCAGTCCGGTCGAGAAGCGCATCTACAAGATGCTCTCGCAGAAGTTGGACGTACACACTAAGTTGATCGAACTCTATCGAAATTTTGTGACGGAGGTTGCTTGACTTTGTAAAGCAGTAGCCATAAATTAGGAGACCCACGAGGAGAATACTATGAGTGCAATGAACGCAGAAAAACTCGCGGCAATCTACGTAAAAATCCGAGATGCCCGCAGAGACTTGGCTAAGAAAGACGAAGAACTCAAAGCACAACTTGATGTTGTCGCTGAGCAATTACTTGAGATATGCAAGGAGCAGGGTGCCCAAACCATCCGTACTCCGCATGGCACCATCTCGCGCAGACTGAACAAACACTATTGGACTAATGATTGGGATTCGTTCTTCCGGTTCATCAAAGAGAACGAGGCTTTCTCATTGCTTCAACGGCGCATCAACAACGCGAACATGGAGCAGTTCCTTGAAGAGAACTCAAACCTTCACCCGCCGGGGTTACAGGCAGACATCGGTCAAACCATAGTTATAGTAAAACGCTAAGGAGCGCACATGAGCAATGATCTTGCTGTTCTGGATTCTGGGTTGCCAGATTACTTAAAGACCCTGCAAGTCGATAACACTACCAAGGCTCTCATGGGCGGCGGTAGCGGTTCACAGTCCAAGCGCATCTCCATCCGTGGAAGTGTGTGGCGACTGATGATCAACGGAAAGGAAGTTACGCACAACGAGGATCGCCATCTGAACGTGGTGATTGTCGCCGCTGCTGAAAAGGTATCGCGCACGTTCTACGCGCAGCAGTATCAGGAAGGCGGCGAGGTGGTCGCACCCGACTGTTGGTCTGCTAATGGCGAAGTGCCAGATGCGAAGGCTGCGTCCCCGCAATCGAAGCGGTGTGTGGATTGTCCGCAGAACATTGCTGGTTCTGGGCAAGGCAATAGCCGTGCTTGCCGTTATAGCCAGCGTATCGCTGTCGTTCTTGCGAATGACATCGGTGGAGATGTGTTCCAGTTGACGCTGCCATCTACGTCGATCTTTGGAGAAGGTGCTGCTGGCAAGTGGCCCCTGCAAGCCTACGGCAAGATGCTTGGTAGCAAGGGTATTCCGGTTACTGCCGTCGTGACCGAGATGCGGTTTGATACCAATAGCGCCACGCCCAAGGTTAATTTCAAGGCCGTCAAGTTCTTGGAAGCAGAGCAGCATCAACTTGCTATTAAGCAGGGCGAGACTGAAGCCGCCAAGCGAGCGATTACCATGACTGTGGCAGAGGCAGATGGAGTGAAGGCCAAGGCTCTTCCTGCTCCGAAAGCAGCACCTGCCCCAGTTGAAGAGGTCGTCGCTGAACCTGTGAAGCGTACATCCAAGAAGGTCGAGGAGGCCGCAGCCAGCAAGCCCGATCTGTCTCAGATTCTTGCGACTTGGGATGACTAATGGCAACCACTAAGGGCTACACAACACTAACTGTACAGGCTATCTACGATGCAAATCCTTTTTATCTTGGCGTTCAACTTGCCAAGATCTGCATCAGACTGAACATACCTGTTGCTGATGTTGCGGAGTACCTTGATGTGAGTAGGCCAACCGTTTATTCGTGGTTTGTGGGTAAGCGGGATGTCGCTCCAAAGTACGCAGAACAGGTACAAAAGTTAATCGACAAGTTGTCGTAAAAGTAGGTGGGCTAGGTTCGCTACCGAAGAGGGCATTGCCGTCTGCCCCTGCCCACTCTATTTGACGGTTTTTTGAGGACGGCTATGCTTACACGTAAGGACTTTCTTTCTCTTGTTCTTCCCCCACTTGGAGAAGGTGAGTCCTACTGTACCGTTGGCATCAAGGAAGATGGGGAGAACAAGGACGTTCGCCAGCGGTTTGTTGGCAGCATCGATGAGATTTCTCAACACGCCGACGAGTTCGTAACTACAAAGTACAATGCGTTCTACGGCATGGCAAAGTATGGCGAGGAAAACCGCCGTACAACTAAGAACGCCATAGCCCTCAAATCATTTTACGTTGACCTTGATTGCGGCCCCGGTAAGCCGTTTGCTGATCTTAGCGAAGGCATGGTTGCGCTCAAGGCTTTTTGCAAGGCCACAGGTCTACCGCGCCCGACCATCGTCAAGTCCGGTATGGGTGCCCATGTGTATTGGGTATCTGAAGAAACTCTGCCACGTGAGCGGTGGACGCTGCATGCCGAGCGGTTGAAGGAACTGTGCGTAGAACACAAGTTTGAAGTTGATCCGGTTGTGACGGGCGAAGCCGCCCGCATCCTGCGTATACCCGAGACGTACCATGTCAAAGACCCGACCAATCCTATTTTGGTTGAGGTGCTACACGTAGGTGCCCAGCTCCAACCTGATCAGATCCATAAACTTCTTGCCCCAAGTATTGATGCGCTTAACCGCAGCACCGTACCGATCAAGCGGCAGTTAGACCCAGCGACCCTTGCGCTTATGGGCAACTCCCAGTCGCGCTTCAAGACCATACTGGTCAAGTCGTTGGAAGGCACTGGGTGCGCCCAGATCGCCAACATTTTTAATAATCAGGAAACACTTGAAGAACCTTTGTGGCGGGCTGGACTCAGCATCGCACAAGTGTGCGTGGACCGGGATAAAGCCATCCACGTACTGTCTAATCGGCACCCCGAGTATTCGCCAGAGGCTACCGAGAAGAAAGCCAACGAGACCAAGGGGCCGTACACCTGCGAGACATTCAAGAAACTGAAGCCATCGCTGTGCGAAGGGTGCCCGCACAAGTTCACATCTCCTGTGCAGTTGAGCAAGGAGATTGTCGAGGCCAGCGAAGAAGATAACAAAGTCGTAGAAGTTGAGGAGATCACCAAGGAAGAGCGGCAATACACCATACCCAAATACCCGTTCCCGTATTTCCGTGGGCGCAACGGCGGCATCTACCGCAAGATCAAGAGCAAAGAAGACGATACCGAAATAGATGAACTGATCTTCCCGTACGACATGTATGTAGTTAAGCGCATCATAGATCCCGACTTGGGAGATGCCTTGTTACTGAGGTTTCACACCCCCAGAGACGGTGTGCGCGACATTATTCTTCCCAATACGTCTACGGTATCCAGAGAAAAGTTCATGACCCTCGTGGCGTTTAACGGGATTATGGTGCTTGGAAAGAAACAGGAAATGCTGATGAACTACGTGGAGACTTGGAACAATCAGTTGATGCATGAGAAAGCGGAGAAGGCGCACCGCCAGTTCGGTTGGACTGACGATAACTCAGCCATAATTATTGGCGACCGGGAGATCAGGGCTACTGAAATTGGGTACAGCCCACCGTCCGCACCGACGCTACCCAACGTGCCGTTCTTCCAACCGAAGGGCGATTTCCATACGTGGAAACACATTATCAACCACTATGCCACCCCCGGTCTGGAGTACCGTGCGTTTGCTTTCTTGTTGGGATTTGGTATCCCACTCATGCGCTTCACCGCGTTGGAAGGCTTCCTTGTAAATCTCTTTAGCCGTGACTCTGGTTCGGGTAAGACCACGATCCTCCATGCCATCAACAGTATCTACGGACGCCCCAAGCAACTGACTCTGGCTCCGAAGGATACGTACAACGTACGCATGCAACGTCTTGGGGTCATGCAAAACCTAGCCGTGACGATGGACGAGATTACCAACATGGACGCAGAGCAGATGTCTCAGCAGGTCTATGACGTTACGTCCGGTCGCGCCAAGAACAGACTCAAGCAGCATGAGAATAGTGAGCGCACAAACAGCACTCAGTTTCAGACAGGCATGATCTCGTCATCTAATAGATCTGTTATGGACATACTGCTATCCCTAAAGGCGTTTCCAGATGGTGAGTTGAAGCGCATTCTTGAAATACCTGTTACCCCAGAACCGGATGC